CACCTACACCAGGATCATTCTCAGGTGGTTTGCCAGCCCCAAACGTTGGGGGATTAGCACCTCCGGGTCGAGATCCTCCTCCTCCACCACGAATACCGTGTTGTTTCTGAAGATTTAATTGCTCAGAAACACCCATACCAAAAGTGCCACCTTCACCGTTGTTGATTAGTCCTCCAGCTCCCATTCCCATTCCACCAGCACCAGCTCCACCTCGACCACCACTCATCGCAGCAGCTAATTTATTGATTGCAGCAATAAGCTTGTTATTAGAAGCTATAAGTTTATTAATAGATCCACCTATATTACTTACGCCTGCACCTCCGGCTCCGCCACCCATTTGAGGTAATCTACTTGCAGCAGCACCAGCACCGGGAGACATAGCGAAAGGATTTGTAGAGCCTTGATTTAAATTGTTCAGACCCCCAAATTGTGCTCCACTAAAGTCAGGCATCTTTGGGCCACCTTTACCAAAATTGGCTAAGGCATCGAGTGCTGTGCTTGACGCCGACATGTTTGTGCTTCCTAATGTTAATGGCTGCATATAAACTCCTAATCAAATTTTCTTAGCATTTCGAAGACTTCGGCTGTTTGTCCTTCAGCGAAAGCTCTTTCCATTTCAAAGATAGTTTTGTCTTGAACGATTTCTTGTTCTATTGCTTCTTTATCTATTACTTGGTCAGTCTTTGGCTTTCTGAACTTGATAGCTTCGATCTTTTCTTTAAACTTCTTGTTTGTCTTTAAAAATGAATTCCATAATATGTCAAACTGCTCACTCTCTAAACACAGAATACTCCATTCTAAGTTCTCCCAGCAGTCTATATTTTGACTATCTAAGATAGGTAGCTTATTTGCCATATTTTGTCTAATTAAAGCGAAAGCGAGGCTTGCTCTCGTTTTTTTCATCCGAGGTATTATTGTTTCGAAAAAATGCGCCTTCGTGCTGAAGAAGCCTCCCTCCTAACTCAAAACAAAACTCAAGATCTTCACCTGCAATCTCTAAAAGCCAGTTGGGTGGATTATCAAGCTGACAAATAATACGTGCAATGCATAAATGTCTGTTTTTAACTTCAAGTGGCAAATTATCAAAATAAACTCCATCAGCTAAAGCAGTTAAAACTCTTTCATACTCTAAACGAGCCTTACTGTCCATAACTTTAGAGATAATCTTAACTTTTTTAACTTCACCACTATCTAAAATATATTCAAGGGGAAACTCTTTAGTTCTTTTCTCAAACTTAAGATTATCGTCTTCTTTGATTTGTTTAGTCTTCTTTTGAGACTTAATTTGCTGCATTGAAAGTGCTTCTTCTTTTTTACTTTGATGCTCTTCTTTTAATTTTACTAAATCCATTTTGTGCTCTCCAAATTTATGGTTATATAGATAAATATATCTAAACAACTCTTTTTTTATATAGATGTCGTATTTTTTTAAATGATTTTTGATTATGACTTAATAAGTTTATAGTTTTGCAAGCTAATACAAAAAAACCACTGCTTAATGATAGAAAAACAGTGGCTCTTTTTTTATGTAATCATATTAAAAAAATATAATGTTTTAACAGAGATAAACGTCGTATCAATCAGAGTATTAGCTTTCTAATCCGTCTGGGTGTCTGATAAGGTATAGTGCGTCGGCTGTAACTTGAACACCCATTAGACTACCTCTATCAACAACAATACTTTGTGATGAAGGTCGGCAGCCTACAACTGTATAAACTTTCTTATCAGCTTCTTGAATGCTTCCATCTGCTTCGCCTGGAGCTGCACTATCATAAATCTCTAAGTCAAAAGGTAATGAAGAAAGAGCATTCTGAGTTCTAACTTGTGCAGTAGGATTTTGTCCTTCTGGCAATTGCTCAGTGGTGATCATTGCTCCTTCATCTACTTCTTCACCCTCAACTAATCCGTTGTTTTCATTAGTTTTGAAAATACGAATGAAGTTAATAGTTGCTGTAACTAATCGTGAAATAGGAGTGATTTCTCGGCTATCAATAAAGCCTAAACTCTCAATCCTACCGTTCAGTTGGCTTTCTTGTATAGATATACCAGTAGCATATCCACAAGTTTGTCCATTAATCTTTACTATCGCTTTTGCGCCTGTAATTACGTTTGCCATCGTTTATCTCCTTTATTGTCCGGCTACAATGTTTGCTGTAATGCGGATGAAGTTGAGTGGCTCAATAAGTGCAACATCAAAATCAATAAAAATAGTATCAGCTTCTCTTCTTAAAGCAATATTTTTAAAGTCTTGGATAATAGCAGCATCTCGCATCTCGCTTAGACGACGTTTAGTCAAAGCTTTAACTTTATCCTGAGTTGTTCTTGTAATACGTGATCCTAACTGAAGATTTAAGAATTTACGTAAATCTCTAACGCACGTATCAATGCTTTCTTTTGTCGAAATCTCAGTATTAACTGATAGGTTGTCTTTACGCCATGATGTTAGGCCTCGAATAACCTCAAGTTGATTGTTAATACCTAATTTAATACCAAGAATAGATTTTTGTGCAAGAGAGTTTGCATCTTTTTCTCTATCCCAGTTTTCAGAAGTATCAAAAATATTTACACCTTTACGAGTTAGTGGCTCTGAAGGAGGTAATGCGCCTTGAGCACACATCATTAAGAATGCTAAATATTCTGGTCCTTCTACTCTGCGTCCGCCTTTATGATCTGTAAATGTGATACCTTGACCACTAACAGAAACGCGCGAGTCATTCATCTTGAGAACGTATCCACTATATAAGTCAGCAATCGAAAGATTAGGAGGAGCTCCTACAAATCCATTTCTTTCACGTCCTGCAATAAGAGCTAACTCGATGTGGCCCTTAAGAAGAATGTGATGTGCTAAGGTTTGACTTAGAATTGTAATTGATGTAATATCCTTGTTCTCAACAGCAGCAAAAGCAGCAGCATACTGTGCATCTGTAATAGCACCACCGTTAGCGCCTGCAGTATCGGGACCGCTTAATGCTCTTTCGTCCATTAAGTGATATCCAGAAGATAAGACTGCCTCAAACGGAATGCTATCAAAATCGTTGATTGTGCGTAAAAGTTCTGCAGTGTGTGCATGTAATACGATATCGTTAGCACCTACTGATGTGTAGTCTAAAACGTCAAGCTCTTCAGGTTTGCTAAATGAAATAGCAATAGGAGCTAAAACAGCAGGTAAAACTGCAACAAGTTCGTCCATACGGCTGTAAGCAGTAAGGTCAAATGTTTGTGAAGCTTGACCGCTTGGTGTATAAACGAGTGCTTTTGCATCAGTAATCTCAAGTTGATCACCATCAGCAAGAGTTAGCTGTAATCTACTTCCACCATCAATTACGAACTCTGCATCTTGATCTTGCCAAGGAGCTCTAACTGTTAGTTTATAGTATGGTCCAGCTGCACTTAGAGATGCATCACTTGCAGGATCATCAAGCTTAACTCTAATGTCATTGCCTGTTGTTCCGTAGTAAGTTGATGTTAAATCCATAGTGTTATTATCTACAGCATCTGCAGACTCAAACTGAAACTCAGCAGGTGTGCTTTGATTAGCTGATACGTATGTTAATGAAGTTGCAACGCCCTCTTGTGTGGCGAGTGCGCTTTTCCAGACTTTATCTAATGTAAGCAATGTTGCGTCCATAGGATATACCTCGGACAACTCAAAAGCTCCAGTATTAAAAGCAACTGGTGTATTTTTCTTTAGAACGGGGAAGTCCCCGACTACGCAAAGATTTTTAGAGCCCAAAGCAGGTTCTGCTGCAAGAGTATTGACGACATTAACGACTACACTCGGCTCAAAAAGTCTTTTGCCTCTATATGTAATAGATGTTGGCATTGTTATTTTCTCCTTATGTTTTTAAAAGTTTCATTTGCTTTCGATGATATTAGGATTAAGCTCCCAAGGTCCGTCAAACTCTTCAATAGGCTCAGAAGCTTTAACTTGTTTCTGGGCGTCAAATGTAATAGACCTTTTATATAAATCTACGTTTGAAGAAGTAAGTTCGTTTTCTATTTCTATTTTTGATGCTTTCTCAAACTGTATGTTTAAATATCCAATAGCTAAGAAATTTTGTTTAAAAATTAGCATAGAAGCCTGAATAACTCTATGTAATATTCTCATTGTATCTAAATCATCTACAAATATATTAACATCACACGTTTGATTGACAAGAAGAACTAACTTTTGTTGAAATCCTCTATTACCTAACATCTGAAATGTATCAGAGGAGTTTTCTTCTACAGAAACAGTGATTAGAGGAAACGTTTCTTGTTTCTTACGTAAAGCAACATCAAAAGACACAGACAAATTAGATAATTTATTAAAATATGCGCTTCTTAGTGTGCTACCTATATCATAAAACAATTCATTGAATTTGACTTCATTATCTTTAAAATACTTGATGCCATTTGATATTGTATGGGTAATATGTAAATCAACTACACTCATTATTCCATCTCCATTTTACATTCTACTTGAACTGGCATTGGTGAAGGTATTTCAGCTGCATTTTTTCTTACGAATGTGTCTCTGATTGAATGTGGATGATTTATTACTACATATGATGGATTAATATAATATGCAACAGAGATTTTACTGCCAATAACTGGAGTGGTCGCAGGATTATTAAATGTCAGCACTTGTCCGTTTAAAGTAATATCAGCTAAATCTACTTCACCGTCTGCAAGAGCATTACCATCTGCATCAGATCTATGTATATATAATATATTTACTGGAGTAAGTCCTGCTGCTAAGTTTAAGTTTCTTGTCTGAGGGACTTTATTTAGTGTGCAAGATCCTGCTTGAGTGATTTCTATTTTGTCTCTGTAGATTATAACACTATCTTTCATTATAAATCTATCACCATATGAAGGCAGATGTTCAGGCTCAAGCGTAAATTTTATTTTTTCTCTTCTATACAATCCATATTTACCTACTTCTTGTTCGCCACCGGCGTTAGTAGTAATAGCTTTTATTTCTTGTGCAGAATGTCTAATAAATCCGCTGCCTCCACAAGCTGCACAAGATGGATTTGATCCACTTTCATTAGCGTTAATATCATTAACACCACTTAGATTTAAGTTTAATGATGATGAGCTTTTTAAAAAGCAAGGACATTCAATAGTCTGTTGCCATTCTATGCGCAAACCTTTTTGTTTGATAAGCTTTCTAAACTCTTCAATTCTAAAGTCAGCGCGTGTTTTAGTTAGGCTTTGTGCAGGAGTATTTAATAACATGATTAAAATCCTGCAGCAATCTTAGAAACTTTATATTTCTTTTTAAGTGCTGCCATTGTTGTTTTTAACTGGTCTTTATAAGAAATAATCTTAGCACCATAACCTGCTGAAGTTGCAGAAGCTGTTGTTGCAATGTTTTGACTTAATCCATCAACAGCAACACTAAATTGTCCTATACCTGCTCCTGCAAGTAGATCACCTGCAGTGTCTAAAGGTAAGAGAGCAGCTGTATATAATATTGCTTTAATAATAAGAGGTGGCACTGTATGTAATTTATAACTAATAACTACATCACCTTGTTGTCCAGCTGCGCTTATCTCAACGCTAAATGATTTATCAGATAATCCGAATGCCTTAACAGTAGGGGGAGTAGCTCCCTGTATATTGCCGTTTCCATCATCTGTTATTTCGAATATAAACCTTGGTCTATCTATTAAAGTTTCTGCTATAGCAATATCAGCCACTTCTGTTTGACCTTGTGGGACCGTTATAGTGCCTTCTATCATAGTAAATCCAGCTGTATAATCATAACTGAAATATGCTGGCACTCTGCTATAAGTCCCGTAATTTGCTATTGGGTCAATCAAAAGAGGTAAAACATTACTAAATCTAAAAGTCCCTATGCTTTCTGCAGTAGGTATTAAACTAACAGATGCTGTTTCTGGAGATGTTATATTAAGCCAGGCATCTGGTATTTGAACAGGTGTATAGTTGCCGTATGAAATCTTTAAATCTTTGATTTCTTTTAGTGGTCTTCTATCTAATTGTTGTCCATACCATGCGTTTCTTTGGTCGTTATATAAATCGTGTCTCTCGTTATTAACTGTAAATGGGTCAATAGTAATCTCTAACTCTTCTTCAATGAGAGAGATTGCCTGTTCTATGGCTTCTTCGAATAATTCATCAGGATATGCATCGCCTGCATCGTCTGTGAGGTCAATACCTACAAGAACTGTCTTTTTTAATAGGTCTGCTGTAATAATGTCTCTTAATACTAATGCCATTTGTTTGTCCTTATGAGTTATCTGTTTGATGTCGGTGAAACTTTTCTTAACTATATATGGTATTATAATAAATCTTAGTTTCTTTTTCTCTACGATTAATCTGCGTATGAAAAAAAACCTCTCTAATCTGACTGGGAGAGCAAGAGCCATTTCGAGAGGTTAAAAAATCTGAATACGTATGCCTCAGCATTTTTTGAAAGACTAATAGTGCCTCTCCCAGTTTTTCTAAATCTTAAATGATATTATTTAGAAACGTTGCGGAGAACGAAGTTCTTCTTTGGCACCTTAACAGAAGGAGCACCGAAAAGCATCAATAAGAATTGCTTAGCAGCGCCTACCTCTGCGAGAGGACGACGGATGAAGTCGAGAAGACGTGCAAACTCAATAACACCTTGATCGAGTTGAGTAATGAGAACGCTGTCGCAATCATTTCTCTCGAAGCCAGCGTCAAACCATGCAGCGCTGATAATCTCAGATCCCTTAACTTCACCGATGAGCTGTGCCTGACGAAGACACTGTGCATCAGAAAGATCACCCTTACAACGATAGATGCGGACGTAATCTTTGCTTACGTCATAATCACCAGAAGCAGGTCCAGCAAGTTGGAATTTAGGGATTTGACCGTCATGTGCATCAACTGCATCACTCATAACTGGAGCAGAATAGCCCTTCTTAGTAACGTAGATGAATACATAGCGATAATCACCTTGATGATCACCATTGCCAGTTGGATCCCAACCTACTGTAGTCTCAAGGTCAGCATTAAGAGCTGCTACTGCAGTACGATAGTTTGCATCAGTATCAACACCTTGTGAAGTGAAATCATTACCAGCTGCATCACTTGGAAGTGTAAGATCAGATCCAGCAGACTTAACACGAGGTGGAGCAAGACGACGGCTGATAAATGGAGCAGCTACTACAGGCACAGGTCCCATAGGTCCCATTACGTGGATACGAGGGCCAGCACCAAGAGTATGAACACCTTGATCTCCGCTATTAACCATGATCATTGAGTCGTGGCGACCGTTCTGAGCGCTGTCAGCGATAAGCTTGCTGTATGCCTTAGGAGACATAAAGATTGCGTCTGGGCTACCAAAACGAGGAGCTGAATATAGCTCACCAAGAACTTCGTGAAGTTTCTCACCAGTAAGTGAAGCACCTTGTAGATCTTCTTGATTGTCAGAGAAATCACGGCCGAAACGGAATGGATTACGAACGCCAGCATCGCTACGCTCAACTTGCTTAAGAACACCGTCAAATGCACGATCATTTACATCTTCATCACCGTGAAAGAGCTGAACTTCCATTTTACGAAGAAGGCTCATTGTGCCTCTCTCAGTTTCTTCAGCAAGAGCGTCAGCATTAGGACCTACGATACCTACAAGGCTTGCAACGTCAGAGATGCTGCGTTTTTCTGCCATGTATTTGATCTTTACTGATTTTCTCTCATATTGTGAAGCAGATGCACCAAACTCAGATCCACCACCTTCAGAGATGAATGGGTCAAGATCTTCACCGTGGTCGCTAATGACTGCATACTCGTGGAGAGTGTTAGTAGCCTGGACTTTAGGAAGCATTGGCCATAGAGCCAAGTCGCGCATGGTGTGAGCAGCAGAAGCTAAAGTTCCCTCGATAGACTGAGGTACGATAGGTGAAAGTGAGCCTGCGCCCATTGTGTTGCTTTGATAACCTACTTCGCTGCTTTTGCGAAGAGTATCGTTTAGACGGGTAAGTTCGTTAATAGTAACGTTTTCATTGATATTAGGTAACATTATGTATTCTCCTTAAAAATTTACTTTATCAATATCTACACCCGCCTCTAAGCGTGAAATCGCTTTGAAGAGTTGGGCTTTTCTTTCGAAAGAGGCAGAAGAAAGCTCTGCCATAGCTGTTTTAATTAGGTCTTGTCGAGTAGCTTTAGGAGCTTCTGGCTCTTCTACGCTTA